GAAATCATGGAAGCTATTCGTTCTGGTAAGTTTATATATGATGTATCTGGTTCTGCTAGATAAATATATAAAAAAGAGTTGACAAGTAGTTATTTTTAAGTATAACTATAGTCAGATAAGTGTAACTGAGGTAGCTACTTAGTTGCACTTATAATCAGCAAACAACAATAACCCTTTCGGATTACCTGATAAACATGGCCTGTTGAATAGTTGGGCGGCCACCTAACTAGAATACACACCCTACGTTATTCAGCCTCTGCTAAGACTTGTAATGTTTGCATCTGTAAAGCTAATAACAGGAGATGGAAATGGCTTTTACTTCCGCTGCTGGATATGGGAACCTGCCTAATGGTAATTTCTCACCAGTAATTTACTCCAAACAGGTGCAACTTGCTTTCCGCAAGGCCGCTGTTTGTGAGGCAATCACCAACTCTGATTACTTTGGTGAAATCGCTTCAATGGGCGATTCAGTTAAAATCATCAAAGAGCCAGAGATTACAGTTAAGGCATACGAACGTGGTACAACAATCACGCCGCAAGACCTTGATGACGAAGACTTCAACCTGACAGTTGACAAAGCTAACTACTTTGCATTTAAGGTTGATGACATTGAAGAGGCACACTCACACGTAAACTTCCAGTCACTGGCAAGCGACCGTGCTGCGTATCGCCTTGCTGACCAGTTTGACCAAGACGTTCTTGGCTACTTGTCAGGTTACAAGCAATCTGCAATTCATGGCACACCAGACACAGTTAACACAACTGTTAACGGTTCTGTTGCTGTTTCAACTGCAGGTACAGACGAACTGTTGGCATCAATGAAGCTGACAGGTACTGATTTCAACGATGGCGGTGGTACGCTGACAGGTGGCGAGGCAATCGCTATCAGCCCACGTACAGGTGCAGGTGCTGCTCCTTCAACTGCTGGTGACGCTAACCCACTTCAGGTTATCGCCCGTATGTCTCGTCTGCTAGACCAGCAGAATGTTGACACACAGGGACGTTGGCTTGTTTTGGACCCAGTGTTCATGGAAATCCTGAAAGACGAAGATTCACGTTTGTTTGATGCTGACTTTGGCGGTTCTGGTTTGCAGAACGGCGTTGTAAGCAACAACATTCATGGCTTTACCGTCTACTCGTCTAACAATCTGCCAGCACTTGGTACAGGTCCATCCTTTGCGGGTGCCAACTCTGCTGCCAACTTTGGTGTGATTGTTGCTGGTCATTCATCTGCTGTTGCAACTGCAGAGCAGATTAATAAGACTGAGACATATCGTGACCCTGACAGCTTCGCTGACATTGTTCGTGGTATGCATTTGTACGGACGTAAGATTCTGCGTCCAGAGGCACTTGTTAACGCCTCTTACCACTTGGCATAAGGGGGAATAAGAAATGGCTGACGTAACTACCGCCCTTAAAGCTGCAACTGGCAACAGTCAGCGTGGACGTAATGTTTACATGGTTGAGAACACTCTTGACTTTGCTAACATTACTGCTGACCCATCTGCTAGTGATGTAGTACAGGCAATTACCATTCCTGCTGGAACCATGATTATGGCTGCTGGCATGGAAGTTGTAACATCAATTACAGGTGCTAATGGCACTGACGTTGTTGCTGCACTTGGTACAGACCTTGACCCTAATAAGTTCGTTGATGCTTTTGACCTTGACGGTGCTGCTGCTGGTGCATATGCTCCATCAGTCACTGGAACAGGTGGAAACGAAGTTCATGGAACTGCAAACACTCTTGACGTTACACTGACTGCTACAAATGCAGACGGCATGACTTCAGGTAAACTACGTGTTTGGTGCGCCATGATGGACGTAACTGAAATGGGTGACACATCTGCTAACGAAGTAGACCGTGACACTCTTGCCTAAATAGTTGAGGGGGCAGGGCAACTTGCCCCTTCACTTTTCTTTTGAGGATTTCACATGGCATATGATTATCTTGGACTGTCCAACGATGTACTAAACAGAATGAATGAGGTAGAATTAACTGCCGCTACATTCGCG